TAGACTTCGGGGAGGTCCATGACCTCTCCGTTGGCATGCTGAAGCGTCTAGAGGCGGCCCAAGTGGACGGCGGGACCGGGGCAGTTGCCCTGGTCCTGTCGGCCGGGCGGGTGTTAAGCCCGGAGATCCTCACCGATAATGAGGAAATCAACTTCATCAAGGCTGCCATGGACTGGTTGGGGATGTATTTCTCGGATGGAGGGCTAAATTGAGCTGGCTTACTTTAGGGATTGGAGCATTCCTCATGGGCCATGGGCTAGTGTTGGCTGCTGCCGTTAACGGCGTTTGGGGTCTCCTTCATATTGGCATGGGAGCTATTCTAGTCGGTGCCTCAACCAGCCGCATCCTCAACGGAGGCCCTGCAGAATGACCATGGAGCGAATCTTCGAGATGCCCCGCAAGTGGACCTTCCAGATGCCCAAGTTGCGAAAGTGGGTGGAGGAACGGCTCGAAGGTGACTGCCTGAATCTGTTTGGAGGGGTGACTCAGCTCACCCCTCCAGACGGGCGGATCATTATCACCAACGATACTAATCCAGATATTAAGTCTAACTACAATCGAGACGCCTGTGATCTTACTCAGTGGCAGGACTGTGCCAACTGCTTCGGCACAGTAGTGTTCGACCCTCCCTACTCGTTCTATCAAGCGGCAAAAACCTATGGCATTAAGCGGGTTCAGAAAGTCACTCACGCACGCGATGTTGTGGAGTATGTGCTTCGGCCTGGTGGCCGGGTTATCAGTCTTGGGTTTAACTCTACTGGTATGGGACTCTCTCGCGGGTATGAGAAGGAGGGGTTGCTGCTGGTGAACGGCGGAGGCTCCCACAACGACATCATCGTCCTCTCGGAGCGCCACAAGTGCGGGTAATGGTGGCGTGTGAGTTTAGTGGGACTGTCCGGGATGCCTTCATCAAGAGGGGTCACGACGCCATCAGTTGTGACCTCTTGCCGACCGAGGCCCCAGGGCCGCACATCCGGGGGGACATCATGGGTGTGGACCTCTCACAGTATGACCTGATGATTGCCCACCCACCGTGTCAGTTCCTCTGCGTCAGTGGGCTCCATTGGAACAAGCGCATCCCTGGCCGAGCTGAGAAAACGGAGGAAGCCCTTGAATTTGTGCAAACGCTGCTTAACGCGCCGGTTCGCCGCATCGCTATCGAAAACCCGAGGGGGTGCATCTCAACTCGAATCCGAAAACCCGATCAGGAAATCCAGCCCTATCAGTTCGGGGAGGACGCATCTAAGCTCACCTGCCTCTGGCTCAAGGACCTGCCTCTTCTGCAACCGACTGGCTACGTGGAGCCTCGATTTGTCGCAGGAAAGCCCCGATGGGCCAATCAGACCGACTCTGGTCAGAATCGGCTAGGGCCGTCTGAGGACCGCTGGAAGCTGCGGTCATTGACCTACCTAGGTATTGCCGAGGCAATGGCTGAACAGTGGGGAGGGTTGTGATGGCCTGGCTAGGTAATCTCCTCATCATCATCGGCCTGTGGAAGATCGGTGATAAGTGGCGCCACGCCTTTCTGTTCTCCATCGCGGGGGAGTTGTGTTATATCTGGAGGAGTATCCTCCTCCGCGACTGGCCGCTGGCGTTCATTTGCGTGGTGTTCTGCGGGATGGCGTTCGTTAATTGGCTGAAGTGGGGGCGCGATGTTGGTTAAGCCTGCAGGGTGTAATGGATGTCCGCTCCAGCCTATCTCAACCGGCTTCATGCGCCCGCAAATCGGCACCAATGGGGTGGCCTTGATTGGAGAGGCCCTCGGCGCCGACGAGGCCGATGAAGGGAAGCCGTTTGTGGGCAAAGCAGGCTTCAAGCTGACTCGGCTCCTAGAGTTTGCCGGCCTCGACCGAAGCCAATTTAGTATCTTCAACGCCGCGTGGTGTCGGCCACCGGATAATAAACTGGAAGGAACCCCATTTGAGCAACCTGCAATCTCCCACTGCCGTCAGGCACATTGGGGCAGGCTTATCCAACAGCATCGAGTCCTGGTCCCGATGGGTAATGTGCCGACTGGCGCTCTACTTGGCTTTAAAGGGATACTCAATGCGCGTGGCTACGTTTACCCTGGCCCCGACGGGACGCACATCATACCAACTGTCCACCCGAGTTTTATTCAGAGAGGTCAGAGTCGCTGGTCTGCGCCATTTATTGCAGACATTCAGAAGGCTGTGCGGCTGGCCGCTGAGGGTCTGCCAGCGAGCTTTCTGGACTATACTCTTGACCCCTCTCCACTTGCTGCCTACGAGTGGGCTAAGGGGTATCAGGAAGCTCTGCGAAGAGACCCAACTCTATATCTTGCGTTCGATATTGAGACCCCGGGAAAGGGCGAAGATGAGGAAGATGTCGACACTGACTCAGACGCCCCTGACCAAACCTGGCACATCCATCGGGTGGGATTCTCCTATAGGGGTCACCACGCCCTCAGCATCCCCTGGGAACCAGCTTTCATGGCTGCCATCCGTCTACTACTCGAATCCGACGGAGCTAAAGTGGTCTGGAATGCAGGGTTTGACGTTCCACGAATCCGGCGCGCAGGTGTTGGAATATCAGGGACCATCCACGACGGAATGGTTGCCTGGCACATCCTCCATTCAGACCTACCAAAGCGACTTAGTTTTGTCGCCACCTTTACTTGCCCATGGCAGCCAGCTTGGAAGCATCTGTCCGGAGCCAAGCCAGCCTTCTACAACGCCACCGACGCCGACGTGGAGCTACGGAGTATGCTCGCCATCGAATCCGAGCTTAGAAGAACTGGCCTTTGGGAAGTCTACCAAAGAGATGTCCTCGACCTTGAACCTGTGCTGGTTCACATGCAACAATCCGGAATGCCAATCGATAATAACATCCGACTTGACCGGGCCAACAAGCTGTCCGAGTTGCGGAACGAAACACTCAATCAGTTGGAGTCTAGATTCCCTCTAGAAACCAGGAGAGTCGCCCATGTCTACATCAATCCACCGAAAGACCTCTCGGGCCTTCTCTCACGTCCAAGCAGCCGAGAAGTTCCTGTCTGCGGCCTATGCGGAGCTGTCAAGCCTCGAAAAGATCACTTCAAACGATTCGTTAAAAAGCACAATCCATGTGCTGATGGACAGGTGGAGCGAAGATCTGTTCCGGTTGAGGAATACTATCGACTCGCAGATTTCACGCCCAGCAGGGACCAGCTGATCCGATACCACAACCACCTCGGACGGCAACTCCCAACGGTGTATGACCGAAAGGAACGCAAGCGCAAAGTCAGCTTCGGGGAGTCGGAGGTCAAGAAACTCATCTTGACTTTCCCTGACGACCCCGTGTATAATCTACTTCTCGACTACAGATCGCTGGATAAGATTGCTGGAACCTACATTGGGAGGCCTGTTGACAGTTAGGGGTGGCTTCGACGTAGATCCTGACGGCCGCGTGAGGGGAACCTTCACCCACAACCCCTCATCCGGCCGGCTTAGCATGCACAGTCCGAACCTCCAGCAGATCCCAAGAGGGTCAACCGAAGTGGAGAGGTGGGTGAAGGAGTGTTTTGTTGCCCCGACAGGTTACACCTTTTGGGAGCGAGATTTCAGTGGAATCGAGGCAGTTCTCGTTGGATACTTTGCCGGATCATCAGGATATGTTCGTCTTGCCAAAAGGGATGTCCATTCGTTTTACACCGCCTATGCCCTTAACGCGCTCGGGGATGGACGTGTTAGTGGAAACGATCTCCCACTGCTCTCTTGGCCTGATGATCGGTTATTCGATGCCCTCGCCCACTTCAAGAAACTCCTAAACCATGAACGAAATTCCCTCTACAAACACCTCGTCCATGGGGCGAACTATCTCCAGACGCCAGGAGGCGCCAGTGAGCACATCTTCAAATCCACCGGTAGGGCCTTCGACCCCAAGCTCGTCGCCAATGTCATGGGAGTCTATTTCGAGCTATTCCCTGAAATTCGTGCATGGCACCGAGACCTTACAGCTAGAGTTGACGGCACCAAGCGACGACAGCGTGACAGTGCAGACGATGCTGGACAGGTTGACCCATGGACGCTTGGAGTCTGTCACGTTAAAAACCCGTTCGGGTATACTCACCGTTTTTACGACGTATTAAGCTGGGAGAAGAAAAATGGCGAATGGGTCAGTGAGTTTGGGGAGGACGCCAAGAGGCTCGTTAGTTTCCTACCTCAAAGCACTGCTGCTGCTATTATCAAACAGGCAGCTAAGAAACTTTATTATGAGTATCCCTGGGTGGGGGAAACTTTACGCCTTCTTATTCACGATTCGGTTCTTGGAGAATGTCAGGAAGGAGACCTTGAAAAATGCCTCTCAGTGAGCGACCAAGTGATGTCGGCGCCGATCAGGGAGTTGCCGCTAGATCCGACCTGGGGGATGGGGGAATATCTCAGCATTGGCACCGAGGCGAAGACGGGGAGGAGTTGGGGGGAGATGCACTGAAGCCACCTAATATGATGGCCGTTTTGGCAATGGCGTTCAATGCATGGTATGGAACGCCAGCAGGCAGAGGAGGAAAATGAGAGTCTACATCGCCGCGCCGTGGAAGGACCGGGAACTGGCCAGATACACTGCCGCTCATGTCGTGGCTGCAGGCCATTCAATCACCCACAACTGGTGGGATGTTGAGGGAGAATACGCTGACCACGAAGCGATGCTGGCCTGCGCTAAACAGGATGTCGTTGGGGTTATCTTGGCTGACAAGGTGGTCCTAATCGACTCCCAAAAATCAGAGGGCAAGGCCGTAGAGCAGGGCATTGCGATTGCCATGAACAAGCCTATTCTTGCCATTGGTGAGCGCGGAGCCCACAGCCAGAACGTGTTCCACCACTTGGCCAATTACCAGTGGTATCCAACAGTGGAGGAAGCAATTGCAGCAATTGGTGGATGACAACGGCGCCTCGAATTGGACCATTGCGCCAGAGGAGAAGATGGGATGTCAGGATGTGGCTGTCACTGGGAAGACGGTAAGGTCAAGCTCTGTGACCCCTGCTGGGGCCAATTCAGCGCCGACCTTAAACGCCTCACAGAGGAAGGAATATCCGCTCGCCTCGGGGGTCCTGGACTACTTCCCGGACGCCCTGATGGAAGTGGCCCATTGCAGCTGGGTGGGGAATCAGCAGCACAATCCGGGGCAGCCTCTCCATTGGGCGAAGGAGAAGTCCACGGATGAGCCGGATGCCCTGATGAGGCACCTGAAGGATCGGGGGACCTTGGATAGTGATGGGGTCCGCCACTCCGCCAAGGTGGCTTGGAGGGCCCTGGCGATGTTGCAGAGGGAAATAGAGGCTGAACGTGGCGTTTAAGGCTGTCGTTACCTTCGAGCGGGACAACGGGGAGCCAGTGTGCTGGCGGGGGAAGATCGTTGAATCTGAGCCGGACACGGCTGCGAGAAAGGCCGTATTTAGGGCACTTCCTGAGGCCTCACGACTCAAATGGGAGAGTGTCGTGATTGTGTTGGAAAGGGAGAGGGGCACGTAGCCCCTCCCTTTTAGAGGTAGGTATTCAGCGGGAAATTAGCCCTAAACTGACTCGGCGCTCCGGTGAACGTGTTGCCCTCCACCACTGCGGTAAACTCCCTCCCGACATACCCCACATTGCCGTAGTTGGCTCCGGGGGCCTGGAATCCATAGGCTCCCGTGGGGCTGTGGCAGCCCCTCATGGTGAACGGTCCAGTTGGGGTTTGGGAGTCCACAAAGCAGATTGTCGAACCATCAAAGGTGGCCGTCACGTTCTCCCAAGTGGAGTCCAGCATGCCGTTGGTGTAGAGGGCCAGCCGGCCGGTGCCGCCAAACAGCGCCCGGTTGATGGTGAAGGAGGAGTTCCTGACTATCACGCCTCTTGTAGCCGCCGGGGTGACGGAGTTGTAATCGAGGCCCATGAACTGGACCCCGCCGCCGACGTTCCGGACAGTCACGCCGTCGATCAGGACCCCATCGATGAGGAGGCTATTCTTGGGGGTAATGACAATCGCCCAGCCGGTCTGGGAAGCCTGCCAGCAGCCGTCCAGGGTGGAGTCGAGGAGTCGCACATCCCGCCCGGCCTTGACCTCGAAGAGGTTCTTGACGTAGCGGTTGACCCCGTCGGTCTGCCAACTCAGCGGTTTCCTCAGCATCACCCCACTGACTGTCACGCCTGTCGGGATATTCCCTGAAATCTTCGCCGTATCCCCGCCGATCATGATGTTCTCAGAGCCAGCCTCGAACGTGCCGCCCCCAACATAGACCGGACCAGGGGTGTTGTGAATCCAGACACCCTGAGAGTCCGAGCCAGTAGGGGAGTAGGTGTCGTAGGCGGAACACTCTAGGAGGGTCGCCACCGCATGGACCCCAAAGGCCCGCTTGCCCCTGTGGGTGGGAACCGTCACGCGCGTCAGGGTGATCCCAGTCGGGACCTGGGCGACTGTCCCCTGAGTGGTGGAGGAGTTATCCCCCAGTTGGACTACCGCGTCGGTCACATCCGAGGTGGCCGTGAGGTCGCTGATGGAGATACTGGACGAGCCTGGGGCCACATAGAGGGCCGCCCGGCCTACGCCTCTAACCTCCGCCCCATTACCCACCAAGGTGGCCCCTGATGGGACTGTGATGCCGGGGTAGACTTGACCTGCAATCAAGTGGACCGGCCGGCCTAGAGCAAACGCCGCCTGAATATCATCCGCCGGCCCAACGACCGTAACCTCAGGTTCCTGAGGAACCAACTCTGCCTCATACTGATCCAACAGTGCTCGTATACCTGAGATAAGAGCTGGAACTTCCATCATTCCACCACCTTTACTTCGAGGTCTGCTGAGTGGTCATGGTAGGCCCTGCTGCCTGTCTTACCCACCGCGCGGAGTTTGGTAAACTTAGCATCCACCGCCGCGAGGGCCTCCGTCAGCTTGGCTATTTTGTCCTCCAACGCCGAGATTTGCTCGTCGTAGCGAGGAGGCTCAGTCGGTATAACCGGTGGGTCCACTTGCATGGTGTAAACCCACCTGGGGTCCTGGATTATCTTCACTTGGTCTCTTTGGCGAAATACTTCCCAGCCTTGGCCTTGATCACTTCGGCGCCGACGCCGAGGCCGACTCCTGATCCGCCACGCTGAACGATCATCACCACTTCGCCCTGAGTGTTGACCACAGGCCCGCCTGACTGCCCTCCAACAAACACCGCATCGGTGACAATAAACGGCCCGCCGATCCCTTCCTCAGGGATATAGGTCTTGTCGTCGGCGATGTGGGTCACGCGAAACATCGGGCGCTCCAGGGCAAACCCGTAGCCGTAGGAGGCAACCTCATCACCAATCTTGGGATCTTCCTTGGCCAACTTCAGCGCCGGACGCTCGGTGTCATCCACTTCGAGGACCAACAGATCCTTCTTGGCATCCTTGTAGATCACCCTCGCTGGAGTGTTATCTGCGAGGAGGTCCTTGGTATCACAATGATCAGCCGTGAGGATGTAGTCCACATCCTTCTTATTCTCGTCCTTGGACTTGGCCTGATCATTGATCACAAACCCTGTGCAGTGCGTGTCGGTCTGCCCGATGGTCACAATGGACTTCTCCACCTGAGCCGCAAGGGGCTGCCACTGCGCCAGGGCAGGAGCCGCAAGCAGGCTAACCAGGGCAACTGTAGAGAGAATCTTACGCATCGGGGGACTCCTTTTTCCGGCGAGGTCTAGTGAGATTGAACGGAGTAACGGAACGAACCATGCCACGGGGGATGAATGAGCGCCCTCTCCACAGGGTGGTCCCTTCATCGTCGTAGCGTTCGTTGAAAAGGCTAACCCCTTCCTCGTTGTCGAGGAGGAGCCAGCCAATGGTCTGGACTACCAAGGGATGATGCCCGGCAGCCAGTTCATGTTCGGCAGTCGGGGTATGGGCGCCTCCATAGGCGTCGTCCCAGACAACAATAACGAGAGGGTAGCTCATCCTCGATAAACCTTCCCGTTGATCATCGCCTTGCCGTTGACGATGACTGTGGTATAATCGTTGAAGATGCCTTCAGGGCCGTTGATGTAACCCCACAGGAACCCCTGCATCCACTTGTTGGGGGCGCCTTGACCGTATTTATGGCCCTTCTTGCTCAAACACGGCACCGCGATTCCTGTATGCCCGTTGGCATCCACCGGGGTCGTCTTGGTGGCCATCTGAAAGGTGTGGAAATGACCAAAACGAACGTTGCGCTCATATGCCGTGACTGCCCACAGGGCCGGGTTCTGGCCACCCTTCACTGTGTCGCCATGAATGAAGGTCAGCTTGCCTATCTTAGAAGCCTTACCCTGAGGAATCACCTCCCATTTATCCTTGAGATTGAGGAGGGCGCGGATATCAACGATACCCTCAAGCGTTGGCCATTCTACAACAAGGTCGGACAGCCAATCCTCATGATTGCCGATATGGTAGATGAGGCGACCTCGAATCTGCTTTTCAAGCGGCTCTATCACTTCTCCTCGCAGCTCCTTAGCCTCCGCGAGGAGCCGTAGCCCCTCTAAGTTTCCCGCCTGGCCACGCCGGTGGTGGCTGATGGAGCCACAATCGAGCATGTCCCCGCCGAGGACCACATGGTCGGGCTTGAAGTCCTCAATAAACTGCATGGCCACTGAGATGGCCTTGGCGTCGTGGAGAGGAACCTTATGGCGGGAACCGTCGCGCTCGTAACCCCAATGGGCGTCAAACAACGCTACAAATTTTTCCAAGCTGGCTCCTTTGAATGAGCCCCTATTATACCACTATTTCTCTTCCCTGCCAATCAGGTGGTCGTAGAGGCGGTCTACCCTCTCCCGGATATGGGGGACATCCGTCTTGATCGACCTCAGTTCGAGGACTTCCTTGACCAGCCACCCTCCGACAGGCAGGATCAGTATAGACATCAGCGTATTGGGGTCCATTTTACTTCCCACCTGAGAGCGCCTTGGCAATAAACTGGCGGATGGCTTCCACCTCAGCCGGGTTACCCATGGATTCGGCGAATTCCTCTTCTAGTTGACGGTAGATCGATGGAGGAGTCCTGTTGCTGGCGCCTGGAGGGAACTCTGGGCGGCGGGCGTTGGCCCGCTCACCGCTGCCCTGGATGCTCACGCGCCCCCGGAAGTCGTTCTGGACGCCCCGAGGAGCCTGTTCGGCAATTTCGGGCATGGCGGCTTGGTCCCTCAGGCCCGAATACTTACTCGGGCGAGGGTCGATCCTCTGAACGTTCGGCGGGGTGGGCCTAGCCCCCAGCATAGTGGCCTCTCCAGCCCGGTTTGCCCAAGGGTCGGAGCCGAGGAGGGTGTTGGAGCCCTCTCGATTAGTCATGGACGGAGCGTGGGCCGGTTGTGGGGTCGGAGCCGAAAGTCCACTCCAGCCGCCCTGCATCGACCGGAATGGGGCTGCGCCAACGCCACGCCAAATGTCGGCCTCTGACGCGCCACTTGGAGGAGGATCGCCCTTGGGGGCCGAGCCGGTCGGCCTGGTGGAGAACCCATTCGAGGTGCCGGAGCTAACTCCAGAACCTGCAAACTTCGTGCCAGTCATCTGGGCAGGCGGCTCAGGAGCTGCGGACTTAGGCGGCGCCGAATGCCTCCCGCTCATCCCTCTCCCAAGTGCGTGAGCAGCAGCCATGCCAATCCAGGGGTGTCCAGCGGCTGAGAACCCAGCCTGCATCATCGGCGGCACAATAGCCTGACCAATCGCGCCCGTGTGGCCGAGGATACCCTGCACCACAGGCCCAGCCGCTTGGGCCATGCTGGTAACGGCCTTGACGCCCCCCGGCACCACCAGCAGACTATTCAACCTCTGCTCAGCGTGGGCCCTGATGGCTGCGTCCTGCAACGGCCCCTTGGGCAGTTTGGGGAACATATCCGGGGTCAGCTTCCCAGCTTGCACCAGGAGCTGAACATCCTCTACAGTCAGTTCATCCATTACTGATTCCTATGAGTCGGCTGGGGCCGCATTGGAGGCATCTGAGTGCCGAACATCAGGTTCATCCGGCGTTCGGCCTCTTCAAGTCTAGGGTCCTGCGGCAGCCCGCCTGGATGGCTCAAATCAACCGGCGGCAGCCCAATCGACTCGCGCATCTTGTTGATCTTTTCCTGCGGCGTAGCGTGGGCCGGGAGTTCACTCATAGCCTTCAGGCCCTGCAGCATGTTGTTCTCGAATGCCAGCACCTTGCGCTCAGCTGATTCCTTGGAGTCGTAGGAATTCGGCAGTCGATTAGCAATAGCCTCCGAGTCCTTTTCCGACTGAGCGCCCTTGTTACCGCCGAGGAGGGCGTTATTAGCGAGACGCTTGGCCAGGTTCTGGCCGATGGAGTCTAGTTCGGTGGCGTTCTTGTCCAACTGGAGCTTGGACCCAACATAATACCGCCCAACCTGCGCCGCCGCTCCAGTGTTGACGGTTTGGGAGAGGATCTTCATCCGTTCCCAGTCAGGGGTGATAGAGGCGATTGCCGTGGCCGCGTCATTGACCATCGCGGCGTGGTCCTGGGACCTCGTCGCCAAGGCCTTAGCCATGCCTTCCTGCTT